TCACTGACTGAATGCCATCAGCAACAGACAGTCTTGGTGCGACAGTAATGCTAAGTCCTGCTTCTTGCAGCATTTCTTTTCTGCTGCGTCCAGTTCCGAGTTCCCTAACCTCAACGTCATGAGGAAGGATGTGCTCGGCAGTGTGCCACTTGTTTTCTTTAATCCAGTTTACGTACCAATCGAGTCCAACACCGTGATTTTCCACGAAGTCCATGACTCTATATTCTTGCCCAGCAGCCTGAAGCACCCAGATTGCTGTTGAGTCACCAACTCCTAAGTCCCAGGCCGTGAATGTCTTTGTGAGATCGTCTCTTTCAATCTCAACCATCCGTTGTTTTTCTTCCAACTCATTGAGGAAGGTTGCGTAATAAGCACCCTCCACAGCAGCATTGAAAGAACACTCAAACTCTTGCTGGTACTTGTCTTCACCCATCTCCCTCTTTGCAGCAACCAATTCCTCATGCGGGATTAACTGCGTCTGAGAGGCTTTGAACTCTAGTGATGCCCAGCCAGGTTCTTCTCCAGCCCTGTCTCTTAAATCCTTAAAGTGGTTCGCCCCTTTGGGAGTTCCAATAAACAGCGCCCAGCCTTGTCTATCAGCAAGTGATGGACGAATGATCTCGTTCCAGATTCTTGGGTCTTGGTCTCCAATCTCATCCAGGACAACACCATCAAAGTATTGGCCCCGAAGTGAGTCAAAGTTGTCAGATCCATACAGACTTATCCTGCGCCCCCAGAAGTCCACCCTTAGTTCAGAGTGGTTTGCTGTTGCGCTTAATGGAGCTGTGTACTTAAGCAAATAGTCCCAAGCCACTCTCTTTGCTTGAGTGTAGGTCGGAGCTATGTAAGCGTATCTTGGAGCCTCTTTCTCGTTCTCGACTGCGGCTTTAATCAGATGATTCAGGGCCGATACAGTCTTTCCCATCCGTCTGTGGGCAACGACAACAACGAATCTATTGTGGTCAAGAGCACTGTGTATTGCTAACTGCGGTGTTCTTGGGCTATACGGAATTACGATCTCGTTTACTTGGCCCAAGTAATCACCTGCTTGATAGGCTCGCCATTAGCACCACTGACTTCAGTTCTAGCCAGCTTTGGAATGTGGTACTCAATTGCCCTCAGATACAAATCTGCGGCTTTTGCAGGATCTGGCCTAATGCCCTCAGAACCCTCTGCAACGCGATCAAGCCATTCCTGGAGCTTGTGTGCGTTACCCTCTGCAAAAGTGGCTATAGCGGCCCGTACGTCTGCCGTAGCCCTATTTGGTGAGCCTTTTGGTCTTCCTCGATTATTTAAGGATTGTTTATTCATGTTTCCGACTCCTTTCGGGCCATCGGGCTTAAGTTTATAGCAATTACTCTTTAAGTTTACAGTAGTGACTCTATTGGTATCCCGTTGCGCTCAAGGATTTTAAGCAACTCTTCTTCTCCAGGAAACACTACAAAGTTGCTGGTGCCTTGACCTGCACCGCGTGAGCCTTGGTCAAGATAGCGGATGCCAGGGATACCTGCTTGACGCAATTTTTCTGCAATAACTTTGTCTTTTGGAGCGTCGAAAATTCCCTGTCCGCGAGCAATCTCAGAACCTTGTGGGTTGCGAGGCATTTTTGGCAATGCCAAAGTTGCGTCTCCCTCAAGCGCTGACAGTAGAGCGTCAGAATACGCATTAGAAGCAGCTTTGTCGTACTTGTATCCAAGCGCCTCCAATGCTTTGCGCACATATTCCGTTTGTTCACTCAGCGGCTTATCCCAATCAAGCATCTTTGCAATTTGCTCGTCGGGCAAGTCAACTTTGTAGAGGGAACCAGCGCGCTGATTGAAGTATTCCCTCTTTGCAATGTTGTGCGCTCTTAACGCTGACGCGAGGTCTTTTCCTTCAAAGCCCGCCTCTTTCAATCCCTGCTCAACGTCCATTGGAGTTTTGTGCAGCAGGTAATCCTCATACACCTGCATCGCCGGGTAATCTTTTGCCTTTTCCGCTTGCGAATACCGCTGCATGATTCTTTGCTCTAGATTGGGGTCACGCGGCTGATATGCCTTGGCTACGTCAGGAGACTCAGCCAAATACAACCCATGCCCATACGCTTGAGCACCCTCACCCGTCCCAATCTTTGAGGGGTCGAACTTCTTAAACTTATGTGGGCTTCCATGCCAAACAATCATTGGCTTGGCTAACCCCTGTTCCATCATGTACCGCTCTGCAATGTCTGCGGCTTTTGGTCCAAGTTCTTTTGCAGCGGCTTTAGCTGCTTTAGCAGTTGCTTTTGTTGCTGGCCCAACTCCAGGAGCAATTGCCATTGCTGCTTCCATTGCTTCTGGTCTGACTTTTGTTGTCATTCCTCTGCCAGTGGTCAATGGCTCTCCATAAGACAATCTATCAAGAGTCTGAGCAATTGCAGGAACACCAAGAAGACTCATCAGAATTCGGCCAGGCGGATTGTCGTATCCAGCAGGACGGCTTACCGTCTCATTTGCCCTTTGTGCTGCATCAGCCAATAAACCAAGTATGTAATTCCTTGGTGTTGGCTTAATTTCGTCTTCTAGTAGACTCATTTTTTATTTCTCGCGCTGATTGCTTTAGCCTTTGCTTTAGCATCTGCCTTGCTGTTTGCTCCCCAAGCCTTTAGGCTCAACAGGAGTCTTGTTGGCTCTCCATCCTTGTATTCTGGACCAGGCATATTCCCCATCCTTGCCAGAAAAGATGCCCTTCTTGGGTTGTCTCCACTCTTTACAGGAGCCTTCAAGTTAGAACCAGGGTTCTGTCTTTCATAAGACTTACGGCCTTTTTCATTGAGGCCACCCTTTGGATTCTTTCCCTCTTTTCTGGTCCAGGCGGCAGTCATTTCTTTTTCATCGCCTTGCGAGCTTCGCTCATTGCAATCGCAACGGCCTGGGATTGGCTCTTAACTACTGGTCCTTTTTTGCTGCCAGAGTGGAGCTTTCCTTTGCCCCATTCGGACATCACTTTAGCTACCTTCTTCTGGCCCTTCGGAGTCATCTTCATATTCCATCCCTTTCATTGCTTCGTGTTTGGCAATTCTCAGCATCTGCTTTTGCTTCTGAGTCAGCTTTTGAGTGATTGGTCCACCACTTAACCAAGCAGAGCAAGTTCTGTTTCCAGCACACTTGAACTCGAAAAGTTCGCAGTAACCAAGATTCGCAGCGTCTTGTACTTCATTGGCGTACGTTTCTTGGTCAGACTCTTCTTGTTGTATTCCTGCAACAATGCAGTCAATCATCTCTGGAGTCTGGATGAATGCAGCGCAATTTCCGCAACGCATTGACTTGGCTTCCTCGATAGGAGTCTGCCATTCGTCTGATTTGGCTTGCCAGAAGTCCTCGTTTTCTTCCTCTGGGTTTGCTGGACCATAGCCAACATTCTTGAAGGCCCAATCCCTAGCCTTGAGGTTCTCTTGGATGTCTTGCGTAGCAATGGGGCAGATCATTTCTTCTTGCCCTTCATGGCTTTTTGCATCTCGATTACCTCGTAGCCCTTACCAAACTCATCAGCCATGCGGTAAGCCTTCATGAACTTGGTCTGCTGGTATTTGCGCTTGTTCTGGTCGAGATACTTCTGCATCTCTTTGGCAGGGTTCTTCAGCATCTTGCCCCCAAATGAAAAAAGGCCCTCTGGCCTTAAAGACGCCTCGCCCTGGCTTGAGCCATGCGATGCTCCCATCCCGTGATGAGGTAATGCTTTATACCACGGTTCTTAGCAGGATGTCAAATTGTTTTAGACCAGAGATGTGTCTTTCTGGAAACGTCCTTTTGTCCAGCTTAAAAATCCTGATTTGTGCCTCAATGGGAACTTTTCTTGGGATGTACAGGATTGTTAGAACTTGTCTTTCTTCTTTTCTTACAGCAGCTAATGCCCTTTGACATTGCATCATTTCGTCGATTGAATTGAATGTCTTTGGCTGTCTGTCAATGTCATCTTGGGGAATCTTGTATCTTCCTTCAGCACTTCCGCAGGTCTTGATCTGCGGTCTATCTGCTGCCCAACGTCCGTACCTCTCAAGCCTTTCTTCAGCGTCTTTGAGATGTTCTGGGATTGGAGATGTAAGGTTCATGTCAAATCTGGAATCTCAATGTCTTGAGGCCACTTTCCTCGACTTAACATCGTTTGCACTGTTTTCTTGTGGGCGTCCATCCACATCTTCTTTCTTTCCTCTTTGCTTAACTTATTTCCCTGGTCAACTTCCCAATGACATCTTAAGCACAATGCAGCTACGTTAACATCTGAACTTTTTAAGCCCATTCCCTTTCCATGCCAGTTTGAGTGAGCTGCTTGGCTTGGATAAGCTCCGCAGTGCTGGCATTCAAGTTCAGCCACCATCCTCAGAAGCTGCTTACTGCGGACGTAGGTCAGTTTTTTGTACATAAGCCAATGTCCATGCCCAAATTGCACCACCAACAGTCTTGGCAACAAATTGCAAAGCCACGATTTCAGGCATCAGCCCATCAAACGCAATCGTCGGAAAAAGTAACGAATCAACCGCAGCACCAGCAGTGTTTGACACATTAGACCGTTTCAACCACGATCCTTTGATGGTACGAAATACTTGCCAATCAACAACAGCGGCAATGACAAAAGATGCTGATGATGCAAAAGCAATGCGTCCAGCATCTTGGTTTAGCACATAAGTTATCAATCCAGTGCCAAATATCAAACATCCCATTTGCCATGTTTTAAGCCTTAAGTGCAACCAATCTCTTAATGCAAGATCAAGCCCAATTAAAACAAATGCGTTAATTGGCGTTATTGATGGTCCAAATACAGCAACAGTTAAATTTGCTGCAATTATTGCCAATGCATATATAACTATTGCAATCAGCAAAACAGGTGATTTTGTGTTGGTTGTTGTTTCCATGATGTCGGTGGGTTTTGTTTGTTGATACGTTTTGCCATGCAACCGGCACACTGTTGTTGCTCTCCATGATTCAAAGCAACATTAGTGCTATCAGCAGATGACAAAGGCCAATGGCTCTCTCCTTGTCCAAGCATTCTTAAGCCATGCGTCCAAGGCAAACGCTGACCGAAAGTTTTGTGCAATGCATTAAAAATTTCATCCATTCGTGCTGACCACTTAGGTGAGCCAACTTGCCAAAACTCTCCAGATGATCCGATGCACACTCTCCCCCATGAGTCGCAAAGTTCTAACAAATAGTCAATTGGTAAAGCGCAATGCCAAACAGGAATGCCAAATTGCTTTCCGTAAGGCCAAGTCTTAACCATTTGTCTTTGTTGTTCTACTGTTCCATCAATGACATCTGGCACTACTGCCCAATGTGGATGGGCCAACAAAGGGCCAAGCCATTCATAAAATCCATGCAAATCAAATGGCACATTTCTGGTTTTGCAACTGAATGCCCCATTGTCAAACATTAAAGATTGACCAATTTTTAAGCACGTTTGAAGGCTATCTGGCCTGAAATAACTTATACAGAAATGTTCTCCACCCATTGATTCCAAAGCGTACTTTGGCGTTATCGGAGTTCCGTGGTAGTGAATCATTCCGATGCTCTGTCTTGTCTGCGGTTGTTGAAGGATTCTGTTTTCCAAATCTCTATCTTTAGCTTTGCAGCCTCAAGCATCCAGGACAGTCTTTCTTCTTCCTCAATCGCCGCTGCAAGACCATCCAGCAGGTCGATGTACTCCTGGTTACTGTACGCCTCGCGTTCTTGAGCGTTTGCTGCATCGACCTTGTTAAGCATTGCCTCCTTCATTAGCAATGCCTTCTTTGATTTTCTAAATTCAGATATATAGATTCTTTTTGATTTTGCTTCTGCGTACTTTGCAGAATTTTCAATAATAAACTCTACCGCTTTATAAGGAGCGTCCATTTTATTTTTCCCAATCCACAATTAAATTGGAAAATTGTTTTTCTAATTCTTTGTATTCTTTTGCACCAACAATAAGCAATTTTACATGAGGGTAGTATTTTTTCATTCGCTTTAATTTGGTTTTGCTTCTGTCATCCATCCATCCTTTGACTTCATGAAATGCATCAGTTCCATCAATTTCTTGAACCCAAAAATCTGGCAAATAACTTACAGAACCTCTTTTAATTCCCTCAAACCAAAAAGTTTCAGGCTCATGTCTCCAACTTCTTATTTTTCCTTGTTGCTGGAGCCAAACCAAAAATCTAGCATAGTTGGCCTCCCACCTTGATCTATAAAATTTGTTAACGCCACCAATCTCTCTCCAACCACCCTTCCATGTTGTCTTTGGCCTTGGTTGTACAAATCCACCATTTGCAACTCTTGTTTTCATTGCCTTTAGTGTCTTTTCTGCTTTTTTTTCTTGACTCATAGCAGCGGCATTCTTTTTTGATGCAATGGACATTTTTTCTAATGCTTCTTTAGAATGTTTTTTTCCAAGCATCCCTTTTGGATGTTCATTTTGTTCATGCCATCTTTTTTTACTTAAACTTAATTTTGCTTTTTGTTCGTCTGTTTTATTTAATTTTCCAAGTCTATGTAAATCTTTTATAACAAATGCTTGATCTGGTCTTTTTTTGCCAATTTTGCTTAGTGCTGCTCTTTCTTGCCAATCATAAAAAAATTGAGAATTTTGATCTTGTTTTAATTTAAGTGCAGATGCTTTATATCTTACAGACGCTTCAGTTTTTTGCAATGCATCACAACACCATTTCTTTCCTTTTAACGGATAAAACTTTTTCAAGAATTCAATATCTTCAACACTCCACCTATTTATGGTCATATTCTTTCCTATCAAAACTTGATGGTTTTATAGAAACCGTTTTTAGTTCAACTTTTACCATCTCCGGTTCTTCCAGCTTGCCACAAAGCCTTTCAACAATGACTTTGCTGTGCACGTAGTAGTGCTGGCATTTGTCTCTGCTGGTGCACCATCCACCCATGCAAGCAATCATGCTGGCACCTTAAGAGCCTTCCTCCAGGCTTCCTTCTGAACCATTGACAGCTTTTCCCCAGATTCCTCCCGAGCCCTTAACCTTCTAGCCCAATCCAGCGGGTCAGGCTTTTGACCCAGCATCTCAATAATCTTCTTAAGTCGCTCGGGATCAGCGTAACGCTCTCCGCGTTGGTTTCTTTGTCGCTCACGCTCCCGCGCCTCCAGATCAAACTGTGCTTGCGTGAACTGCGTAATCTCGGGCCACTCATAAGGCTTCTTGCCAACATGCCACCGGCAAAACCGGCCCATCCCAAAATCCGAGGACCAAGGCATCGGACAACCATGGGCTTGGCAGAGAAGCTGCTTTTGCTCGTCCAACTCCTTGTTGGCTTCGTCAGCAATCCGTTCATCACGCTTATAACTTTTCATTTGTCGTACTTCCCATCAACGATTTTTTGAAAGTTGGTTGCGTTAAGCACCCACGGAAGATCAGGCCTCCAAACCCGACCATTGGACTCGAACCCCTTAGCCAAATTCGTGTGCTTGGCAAGATAAGCAAAGAAAGAGTCCCACCACTCCAGCCCTTCAGCAACCGTGGCGTAACCTTCTTCCGAATACGGGGAAGGCTTTGCAGCTTGAATCCATCGAGCTTTAAGCATGGCAACCCGATTGCCCTCCCAACTTCTTGGCTGGGCAAGATGTGGAAGGTTTTTCTTCCAAAGATTCAAAATCTCCTGATGGGGGCAAGGAGGGAACGTAGTTCCCGACAAAGAATTCTGTCTCTTCTCTATCTCTGTCTCTGTCTCTGTCTCTGGTAGATCATCTTGATATCGGGTTGATATCACGCTGATATCATCTTGATCCAGCCAGTGAGACAGCTTGTCAACACAGGACATTGCGTCCTTTTCTGACATCCTTAACCTGAACGCTAAGTTCTTGATTTCAGGGAGATTTCCGTCATTTTCGCTGGCTATTAGCCAGAGCATGACCAAGACTTTTGCTGCCTTGGGTTCTAGTTCGTGCCAATCCAGATCATCCAATAGCTCGCGGTACAGCTTGATCCATGGAGGCCGACGGTCTCGGAAGTGTTGAAACTTTTTCCAGTTCTTGATGCTGGTCATACATCATCCCTAAAACGCATCCCTGAAAGAAACCATCGGCAGGCGGGGATGTGACGCTTTTCGGCAAGGTAGCTACTCCTTGCCTAGCCGAGATTTCAAAACATCTTACATCACTTTTAAGATGCCTTGCAAGCAAAAGTTGTTGGCTCCTGGCGCAACCCAGGACTATTGTGGGACTACTACGGAGAATGAAACCCACACCCACTCACCGGCTCCGGGCCAACTGTCGGCACACACTCTCACGTAAGTACCAACACGGCTGGAGACTCCTGATGACTCACCAAACTGGTGTCCCTCATGAACTTAATCACTCGGGCTTTGCATCCACGGAATCCCCATGCGTCTTGGAAAAAAAAGACCCAGAGCGAACCCTGGGCCAAAGACAGTTATGGCAACTGTGGTTCCGATTGTGCCTCAAACCACTCAGGCTTCATGGCCTTGAGCTGCCAAATCCTAGCCTCTGGAACGGTTTTCCATTGACTGATCGCAGCCTGAGAGATGCCAAGAAGTTGCGCCAGCGCCTTTTGGTTGCCAGCTTTTTCGATAAGTTGTTTTTTGTCCATTCCGACATCATAAGGCAACTAATTCTTAAGACAACTTAGGGAAAGTCCTAATGACATTGTGCTTAAGACGCCTTAATCTTCGCTTCGTACTAACACGGAGGATAAAGATGTACGGACCAGGCGATTACGAGTTTTTTCCACTGACGGATCATCCGCTCGACCCGCGCAATGACTCGCAAGAAGTTGATGACGGGCTGACAACTCCAGAAGTGCTTGCCAGCATGATTTATGACGAATGCGCCAATGCAGACGATCCTGTAGCTTGGTGGAGGATTAACGACCTTAACAGCGCAACCAATGCAGAGCTTTTTAGCATCGTTATGAATGCAACCGCTAAGAAAGCACTTGATGCTCGATTTATTCTGATGAACCGTCTTGCCAACACTCTGGAGGCTCAATGAAGAACTATCAGACCCCTAGAACGCTTGCAGAATGCAATTTTGATGTCGGATACCAACAAGCAGAAATCAAGAGCGTACAGAGCCGATTTGAGGCCTTCCTGAGCGTGTTGCTGGCCTGTGCTATTGGTATCTTCTTTGCCATCTGTTACGTAGTGTGGTGGACGGTATGAGCGCGGACGTAGACACCCTGGCGTTGATTGCCGAGCTGGAAGACCCCCAAAGGATTTACCCCGGCAACTTTGAAACAGAGGGCAAAGCTGTCGCCATTTTGCTGTGCTTGTGCCAGAACGGAGCCAGCGAACTGCGCCGCTTGCACGCTTTAGTCAGCGCTTGCGAACCATTCCTAAAAGAAGACGAAACACCAGCGCAGCGCATTGAACGTGAGCGTCGTGACACTGAAGCTATGTGTCGGCTTTATGCGAGGGAACGTTCGCTAAATGCTGAGTTGTTGGAGGCGTTGGAGTGGGCAATTAGACAAATGCCTGAGCCAGTCCTTGAGGGAGCGTACACAGACGGTTACCGGAAAGCCCGTGCCACCATCGCAAAAGCAACAGGAAGGCAACAATGACCAAGTACACCCCTTGGTTCCCTGGCACCATGAAGCCAGTTCGTGAAGGCGTTTACCAGCGCAAAGTCAGCAATGTGGTCAAGTGCTATTCCTATTGGGACGGAGAGCAATGGTTCCTGGGAGCCAAAACACCACACTTGGCAGAGATCGAGCCGATGCTATCAATGAATCAAAACAGATTCATGTGGAGGGGAGTGCTGCGTGGATAACTGGTTGTGCATCAAGATGATCTGCAAACACTTGCTTAACCGCAATTGGTGGGCAGTACGCAACTATTTCAACATTCTTATTTCAAGACCACCGTTTTGATGGGTAAGCCAGACACCCTAAGTCTGGAATCAACTAGGAGTTAAAGATGGGATTCGTTGCCAAACAACAACAAGCAAGAGAGTTCAAGTTGGTGCCACCTGGCACATACACCGCCAGGTGCTACCAAATGATTGACCTTGGAACGCAAAAGACAACCGGTCAGTTCGGAGAAAAAGAACAGCACAAGATCAGGATTTCCTGGGAAGTGTTTGGGGAAGATGACTCAGGCCAAGCACTGACGGTTGACATCAAAGGCAAACAGATGCCAATGACCGTTGATCGTGAGTTCACCATGTCAATGCATGAAAACGCCACGCTCCGGGCCTTCTTAAGCAACTGGAGGGGCAAAGCATTTACTGATGACGAAGCATTTACCTTTGACATCAGCAAACTGGTCGGAGCCTATGCAATGGTTTCTGTGGCTCACAGTGAGTCAAAGAACGGCAAGACCTATGCCAATGTGGTTAGTGCGGTAAAGCTGCCAAAAGAGCTTTCCAATGCAAAGCCAGAAGGCGTCCACGAAGCAGTGATCTTCAATCTTGATGATCCTGACCTGCAAGTCTTTGACGCTCTTCCACAATGGATGCAGGAGAAGATTCAAGCCAGCCCGGAATGGAAAAAGCAGTGGAACAAAACTGCATCCAGCACCGTAGACGACGATTCAGTGCCGTTCTAAACATAAGGGGATCAACCAATGAACATCTTTTTAGACATTGAAACGATCCCCTGCCAACACGCAGGGTTCAAAGACACCATTGAGATCAAGCCACCAGGCACACTCAAGAAAGCCGAATCAATCGCTGAATGGGAAAGGGAAACCAAACCCGGATTGGTTGAGGAGGCTTATCTAAAGACTTCGTTTGACGGAGGATTGGGCCAAATCTGCGCTGTGGCCTGGGCTATTGATAGTGGGGATGTTGAATGGCTTTACACCCCAAACAACTCACCAGAAGCAGTGCGAGAGATTCTCCAGGACTTATTTAGCGAGTTGATTCGGGCTTATGACAACTCAGACAGGCCTGTTCTTATAGGTCATAACATTGCCAGCTTTGACATTCCTTTTCTCTGGAAACAAGCTGTGATCTACAACGTCAAGCCACCGTTTTGGTTTCCAAAGAATCCTAAACCTTGGGACAGCTATATATACGACACCATGACGCAATGGGATGTCAAGAACTTTGTCTCGATGGACAAGTTGTGCAAGATCCTTGGCTTGCCAGGCAAAGAAGGAATCAGCGGTGCCGATGTTTGGCCCATGATTCAAGAAGGAAAGTGGGAAGAAGTCGGAGTCTATTGTGCAAGAGACGTAGAGCGCACCAGAAGGCTCTACAAGCGCATGACATTCGGAGGCTGATATGCAAGGACGCTCACTTAAAGAAGCTGGAATCAAGCTGGTTCTAGACCATGCAGCAGAGTGGAAAGAACAAGCAGATTTGGCTTTTGATTGGTGGCTTGAGTCTGTTGCTGAAGATAGATTCACCATAGATGACTTCAGAGCATTCTGCGAGGAAATTGAGTTCCCTGAGCCGCATCATCCAAATGCTTGGGGAGCGTTTACAAGAAAGCTACAAGGACGCATTCATCCTGTTGGCTTCGTAGAGTCTAAGCGTCCATCAGCCCATGCCAGAGTTATAAGGATGTATCAACGTGCGTAAAAGAAAATATCACGCTCCGCAAGTCCGGCGTTTGCAAGATCAAGGCTTTAGGCCAAAAGAGATTGCAGCGCTTCTAAAGATCACGCCTCATGCTGTGCATCAGATTCGCTATCGAGACAAGCTAAGAGCAGAAGGCAAGCCCATCAATGACAAAAGGCCAGCAAAGCCTAAGACGTTGTGGGAAAGGTTGAAATGGTGGGCGAAATGACACGCGATGACATCATCGACATGGCATTGGAGGCTGGGCTTCCTGTAGAGGTCGAAGACATTTTGAGCGACGATTTTCAATATACTTTTATTTGTAATGACGAGGACCTTGAACGCTTTGCCGAGCTTGTCGCTGCTGCGGAGCGAAACAAACTAGCGCAGTGGATGATTCAACATAGCTATGCCACGGGGCACGGCGACACAACCGAAGACCTACTCAAAGAGCTTGAGTGGCAGATAAAGGAGCGCATCGACGCTTGGGAGCATTCCCTTGCGGAGGCCATCCGAGCAAGGGGGCAGGTATGACTCCGCTCGTTCAACAAGCTGTCAAGGTAGCACCGCAACCCGAAACAGCAATGTGGTTTGATGTTGGTAGATTAACTCCGTTGCCTGAAGCGCAGCGGTATCCGGTAGATATTCTGATGCACCCGCCATTTAAGCGCACAGGCATCGCAGGTATTGACTCCAAAGGTCGCAAGTTCAGTCTATGGATGACTGCTGGCGAAAAAAGTGTGACCACGGCTGGCTGCACGATGGAGCCGCTTCAATACTTTGAGCCATTTGCCTACCTAGAAACCGATGATGGTCTTAAGTATTACAACAACAACAAAGAAGTGACTCGGCAGCAAATTGATCCAGTTCTTAGGATGGTTTGCGCGGTTCTGGCCAAATTGTCCGAAGGTGGACAGGCTTATAAACCGACTCCGCAAAAGACATTCATCAACCGCAAACGAGCCGCCAAAGGAAAGCCAGCATTAACATTTGATTGGCACACGGTAGAGATTGGGCCAAAGGCTGAAAAGTCTGAACCGCAAGGAGGAACTCACGCAAGCCCACGTTTACATGATCGGCGTGGTCATTGGAGAACATATCCATCAGGCAAAAAAGGATGGGTCAAGGCTTGCAAGGTGGGGGATGCCAGCAAAGGCGTCGTATTCAAAGACTATGAGGTGAAGCATGACCACTGACCGTGAGCTGCTAGAGATGGCGCTGGAGGCGTTGGAAGAAGTATGCAATGCAAATATCTTGGGGCTGGAATTTAAACCGCAGTATCACCAACTCATCACCGCCCTGCGCACCGCGCTGTCTCGCAAGGCCCTAGATGACCTTGCTGAGATAGATCGTGAGCTGGGGCTGGATGATATGCAGCCTGACTTAGCAAAGGTCGGGGAAGTGGGCGTGTGGGGTGAGCCGGTCATAGACAAGTCGGCAGCCAAACGTATCGCTATCCAGTTGGGGTGGGAACCTAAGCGCGAATGGCATGGGCTGACTGATGATGAAATAGACGAAATAATTGGTTATGTAGACCCACATTGCCAAGAAGAACAATTTGCCCGCGCCATAGAAGCTAAGTTAAAGGAAAAAAACCAATGATTGATTACGCTCACCCACTGATTGTTCTAGATGATCTTTTGAAAGAGATTCACCAGCTTTGCATTGATAAGCGGTATGAAGAAGCTATGTTGCTTGCCAGAGAATCAATGTATGAACTCTCTGTGTTGCAGTGCAACCTTGCTGTAATGGCACATAAGAATGTATAGAAGAACATATATCTATGAGCCTACCTTTAAGTTGCCAAAATACACTTGGGACAAAGATAGGAAGTTGTGCGAAAAGTGCAAGTACTACAGGCCAGTTGAAACAGGAACATTGAAAGAGAAAAAAAGCATCTCAATGACCTGCTTGATCTCCGACAGAAAAACTCCGTTCGGAGCAACTACCTGTATCGAGGAAAGGACATCTGGAATCTGTGGTCCTAAAGGAAAACTCTTTGCTAGACGATGACAGAGTAAGCCTCGTTTGTGTGCTTTATACGATCTTCTAAGCCAATATATCCACCATTTATTGCTTTGGTCAAAGCCTTCCAATCGTTGTTTGATGCCAGCTCATTGCACTTGTGAGTTGACCAAAACCATCCAGCAGTCATCGCTGCATATCGTGGTGTTGCAACAAGATCAGGATCTTTTACAAAGTCAACACCAAGAGCTTTTCCAGCATGGAAATAGTTTGCATGGCCCGTCAGTTGAATGCATCCTCTTCCCCTGAACCTGTATCCATCTCCTGATGCTTCATCCCGATTTCCCATGCGAGATGCATAGACCTTGTTGGCAATCTTCTTTGGGTTCCTGGCATATTGGTCAGCAATCTCTTTGGTTGGGAATCTCTTTGCCCATAACTTCATCAAAGTTTCTGCTCGATAGTTAAGGTTTTCTTCCAGAACTTTGAAGTTCGCACATTCGTGACCACACTGACCAATAAAAGCAGCCCTTTGCCAAGCAGAAGAAATAGCAAACCTATCAAACGTCTCGTTCAACCCATCCAGCCACTCTTGACCAATATGGAGCCTTGTAAGGTGTTCAGCGGTCAACATTGAACTGTGCCCTCACTTGGTTGTAGGCGTCGATGCAGGCGTTGAGCTGGACAATGGCTTTGTCTCCTTCTGCGACGATTGCTGCGATTGCTGCGAGGGTTTGTCGCTCGGATTCATCAGCAACTGAGTCAGCCTTTCTGTCAGGTTTGGCACTTTCTTGGTTGCTATTTCCGCTGGCAATGGAGGGACTTGTGGAGGCTTGTACGCAACTTGGGGCGGGGAGCCGCACCCTGCCAGCACGAATGGCACGATCAAGATCAGAAGACTTTTGATCCAAAGCATTGTTTGCCTCCTTGAGTTGCACAGCATTAGAGTTGAGTTGCTCTGTAAGTTTCTGTTCAGTAGCCCTAGATTGCTCGTTAGCTTTAGCAATCTCTGCTTGCATCTCAGCATCTCTATCACCCCATCCATTGTGATACCCATACTTATACAGACCAGCAATCACAAGAAGAGTCACAACAACAATGATGATGGTTCGATTCATGTCTCACTCCTTGCTGCTGCTCTTTCCTGCGCTATATCTTCCATTGCTGGATCAATGTAATTTGCAGGAGTTGTTGGAGGAGGAGGAGCAACCCATGTCTCGTCTAACTCAGGATTCTTGTAGCCCATCCAGTTGAACTCAGGCATCACTGAATGGGCACTAGGTTTTGGGCCTGGAGGCGCTCCAGAAGGCTCTGCAATGGCTTGTGAAGCCGCTTTGGTTGCTCTCTTGCTCATTACCCCACCAATGCCACCAACGATCAATAGAACGATGTCATTCAGCATCTTGGTATATGCCTGGTCAATCGGAGCCATTGACTTGATTGGCTGAGTGACAAAGGTCACAGAGTACAACAAGGCAATCACAATCACTGCTAGGATTAGAGTGACCATGACAACAACGAAGCCCCAGATACGGACCTCTATTTCGTCAGCGTTGAGGTTCTGCTGGTTGGGCATTTATTTGTTTCTCCAGAATCGGGGCAACCAAGTAATCAGGACACTGCTGAGTAAAAAGACACTTTGGCCTTTGACACTCAGGATCTTGGAAATGCTTTGGATCTTGACATTTGTAGCGATACCTGTCCTGGCACCCTGCCATCAAAACAAGAATGGACATCACTACAAAACGATTCACAACCCAAGTCTCCCCAAAACCATTGCTACCAACTTATCCGCAAGCGATATGGGTAAAACCTTCAACAGATCCAAGAACACCCAAATAAATCCTAAGTAACAGTTGATCTTGATGTAAGTATCAATCCCATCAAGAACTGCTTTCCTGTCTTTAGGATTCATCGGTTCATGTTGACAAGTTCAACCAACCCCCATATCCCAAAGATCAAAACCATCAAAATAATCCCAATCGCCAGCAAGACTTCATTGATCTCTTGCTGACGTCTCTTTGCATTCTTGGCTCGATCTTTCTCCCTAGCAGCTTCTGCGGAGTCTTCAGCATTCATCTGCTGGACTCGCTCCATAATGGAGTTCCACACATCCATGTTGTTGCTGGAGAAAAATAGACCTTTGAGTTGTTCCTCAAAGTCTCTCTGTGCTTTCAGTGCCAGCTCAATCTCAATGGCTTTTGCCATGTTTGAGCCACCACTCTTTTTATTTTCTTTTACCGCTTTGACAGCAGTGTGCTTGGCATCAAAGTATTTGCCAATCAACGGACCCAACGATGCTACGTTGTCAACAGTAGAGGACGCTTGCTTGATGAGACTGACTGCCTTGTTGACAGCCGCCATCGCGGTGATTGGGTCCATTTTATTTGTCTGCTTTGTGATCTAACTTATCAAAGATTCTTTCTAAAATTGAGTCGATCTTGTCGAATCTGGTGTTAATTTCGACCTTGGAAACGTAGGTTTTAGGCAGATCAATCTCAATTCGTTGGATGTCGTTTTTCAAAGACTTCAATGAGTCCCAGATTTCACGGCACCACCAACCGATAGCTGTCAGAACAGCACCAGCAACGATGTTGAGAATGCTCTGCCAATCCATCAGTCGTTCAATCCAACCTCTTTTGGATCTAGAGATTCTTTCAGCATCTGGAAGAATGCATCTCGACCAACTTGTAATTGGTCTAACTGCATCCTGGTAGACGCCAACTTCCTATCAAGATCCGCAACATGATTCAGGATGGTCTTTTGCCGATCATCCCAAAGAGTCATGTCATGTTCTACACCATCAATAGTGACGATCTGGGGCTTGTTGTCTTTACCCATTTCGCTTCTCCTTC